TGTTGGAGACCGCCGTACAGTAATTGCCGTAGGAGCCGCTGCTGCCGTGATAGGTGCTGCTGGCGCCTTAGGCGGGGCTTCTCCATCAGGCGGTGGAGGTCCATCAAGTGGCCCAAGTAACCCATCTAGCCCTAATGACTCGGCTAGGAAAGAAGAGGAGGAAGAGCCTAACGGCGAAATTGCTGGCGATGGTGTTGAGTGGATAACAAAGATATCTATTTTTAAGTACAATAATGGAGTAAGAGTTTTAGATTGGAGTCAATTTATGAAAAAGTTCAGTTACGGTATCCTTAATTTAGGATTTACAATTTCAGGCTCTTTAGTTGTTTACCTAACGCTGTCTGGAAACATTCAAAGAATTGCTGGAATCTCTTCAATTATTGCACTTATGGGCGCTTTATACCTGCACATGAAAGAACCAGAAGGCGAATAATAAAAGCATTTGCTGGTATACTAAATCCTCAACACAATAACTTAACGAGGTATTAATGCTCCCAGATAAAGATGTCCTTGATATCGCAAAACGCGAATGTAAAGGCGACGCTACGGCAGAGGAAGTTTCTTGGCTTTGCGATGAAGAAAATCGCTTAGCATGGTGCCACGCTTTGATTACTGCCCTTTCTGATTCAGATTCGCAAATGGTTTTTCATAAAACCAGAATAGATATGTTGGCAAAAGATTCTCAATTAGGATTGATGGATGTCAATGACTACCATGAAGAAAAACTTAAGTTTGATGATTGGTTCAGAAAAGCACAAAGATACAGAAACGGCATAAGTAAAAGACTTTCAGAGGTTAAAACAATTATAAGTGGTTCTTCTAGATTGAACCTAGTTGAAGAAAACGCGCGGCTTGCACGTGCAATCATCGAACACAAACGCGCCTCCTTTGAAGGGGATTACAACGCAGAACCACACGATATTTACCTGTGGCAGACAGTAACGGAAAACTAGAAATCTACGACCCGACGGCGCTAGTAAAGGCCGTAAGGGTTTTAGCCGATACCTGCGATGGGGCCCAAGGAAAAGATTTTGTTGGTTTCAATAGGGCGGATTCTCGATACGGGACGATGCTTGCTTTGGCCCCAGCATCAAGTTGGACTAATTCTGTTTGCTACGAAGCATGGATGATGCTTGCTAAATATAAAAATCAATTATTGCTAAATAATATTAAATACGACGAAATAGCGCCACCCTTGCGTCCGTTAAATTTTAATAACGGATTTGACAAAGGCAATATTAAATTAGTTAATCAAGCAAAAAATTCTGTGTCAACAAATGGTGAACTATTTATTATCCGTTGTGAATACGATGAACAACTGATAGAACAGATACGTACAGTTCCAGGCATTTTTTGGAATACCCAAGCGCTGGTTTGGATTGCTCCGCTTTCAAGCGAGCAAGAAATTATAAAACTTATACGAAATTATGGATTTTCGGCATCGGAAGGCATAAACATAATGGGAATAACTACTTCGCCAATAGCGAGCGACAACAAAAAAATTACAATATCAAAAAGCGGCAGATTAATATTCGATTTTGAATATCAACCGGAAATTGTTGCAGAAATAAAAAAAATTCCTGGTCGTCTTTGGGATGCGAAAAAAAAATTTTGGTCGGTACCTCCAGTTATTTCCGGCGTTGAAATAGCAGAAAAATATGGCTTTTCGATACCCCCTCAGATTCGTGCAGCGATTATGGACTCAGCAAAAAGAGAAGCCGATTTGCTAGAAAAATCAGCATCAGTTGATTCGGATATTGAAGTACAAAACCTTTCTGGCACCCTTATGCCTTATCAAAAAGCAGGTGTTGCTTATGCAACCTCTGTTGGTCGTTGCTTAATTGCAGACCAAATGGGATTAGGAAAAACCGTGGAGGCGATAGCGACGCTTGAGTCAAGAGATGCATTCCCGGCAATCATTGTTTGTCCTGCATCCCTTAAAGAAAATTGGCGCCGTGAACTAAATAAATGGCTGCCGCATAGGGTTGTCAATATCGTGTCCGGGAAAACCGACATCGTAAATACTGATGTCAACATAGTTAATTACGACATTCTTTATAAATTCGTTGACGCAATAAAGCATCTTGGGTTAAGCGGATTAGTGCTTGATGAATCGCACTATGTAAAAAACGGTTCATCAAAGCGAACCAAAGCAGCAAAAGACATAGCCTCCAAGGTTCCCAAATCAGGCAGTGTTTTACTATTGTCCGGGACGCCGGTAACAAATAGACCCTCGGAACTCGTAAGTCAACTTGAAATCATGGGGATGCTAAGTCGCTTTGGAGGAAAGTGGGCATTCCTTAAGAGATATACGGCTGCCTATCACAACGGTTTTGGCTGGGATACAAATGGCGCAAGCAACCTAATAGAACTCAATACAAAACTTAGACAAAATTGTTATATTCGTAGAACGAAAGATGAAGTGTTAAAAGAATTACCAGAAAAAAGTAGGAACATAGTCCACCTGGAACCGAGTGGAAAAGGGCAAAAAGAATACATTTCCGCAGAAGACGACCTTGTTCTTTTCCTGCGAGAAAATGGTTACAAGTCTAAAGATTCGTCCGAACATATGGCGCGTACTCAGGTTCTAAAACATCTTGCTGCTTGGGCAAAAATGGATTCTGTTGAGGAATGGATTGATTCGTTCCTTGAATCATGCGATAGGAAACTTGTTGTTTTTGCACACAACGTTGATGTCGTGGACCATCTTGCCGGGAAATACGGCGGCCTGCGTGTTAGTGGGCGTGATTCCCTTGAGGAGCGTCAGCATGCTGTTGATTCATTTCAGACAGACTCAAAATCAAGAGTCATTGTTCTCAACCTTCAGGCTGGTGGTGTTGGTATTACTTTGACTGCTGGTTCCGATGTTGTTTTTGTTCAGATGGGTTGGACCCCCGGCGAACATGACCAAGCAGAAGATAGATGCCATCGAATAGGGCAAAAAAATAATGTTCAGGTTTGGTACCTACTTGCTTCAGGAACAATCGATGAAGATATTTATCATTTAGTAGATTCAAAACGTTCAGTCGTTGATGCTGTAACGGAAGGTGATGAAGTCGAGCATCAATCATTAGTAAAAGACTTAATGAACAGGATACTTGCTAAAAAAAATGATTAGACCATAGTCGGGCTATACGAATCCTTAGTTGAGACTGTGTTAGGCCATCCGGCCTCAACAAAGGAGTTAGTCATGGACAAGAAGAAGATGAGTTACGACCAAGTTCTTAAAGGTGGAGCATTGGGTTTGATTGTTTACGTTTGCGATAAATACAACGTAGACGCAGAAATGACAGCCTTACTGATGCCACTTGCGGCCGCAGGCCTTGCTGTTATCAGCACAAAAGTTGGCGACCCAATGGTTGCTTCATTTTTGGCTAAAAAACCAGAAGGCGAAAAGGCAGCAGCCAAAAAGTAGGTATCGCTACCTCGGAGTGGGCGCTCGGTGCGTAAACACTCCGCCGAGCGCCTTCTCTGGTTTTAATTTATGGAACAAATTAAAAATATTTTATTGCGCATTTTGGCGACATTCGCCGCAAGTGGTTTAGGCGTGATAGGCGCTGGGACCATAGCGGGTGTTCCTGTTTGGAAAGCAATTTTTATGGCCGGGATTGCTGGTGTTGCGGTTGTTGTTGAAGGATTGTCTAGGGCATTCTTGAACGATGGCAAACTCAGTATTGATGAAATTGACGCCGTATTTAGTAAAGTACAAAAACCAAAGCAGGACAATCCTGCTACTGAACAATAAAATTTTTTATAAAACTAGGAGAGAACATGTCTGAACTATATATTAAAAAATTAACCCCACCGGCAGACGTTGCTGGTCACAAGCCAGGGCGTTTACCGGAATCTCTCCTACCAAAAGTTGATGGTGGGCGCCTGCATTGGCTTGCGGCAAATGCATGGAAGGCAATGAAAGCCGCTGCCGCAGCAGATGGGATTGAACTTAAGCCTACTAGCGCAGGCGATTTATATCGCTCCTACGACGCACAACTCGCTGCTTTCAAGCAACGATACCTTGAAACAGAAATCCCGGGTCAATCAACTCGCACTTTTGAAGGCAAGAAATATTGGCTCAAAAAAGGTATGGCCCCTTTGGCGGCACCGGGCACCTCGCAGCATAATAGCGGCTTGGCTGTTGACGTGCATACTGCTAGTGGCCCGCGCTTGCAATGGATGATTGCAAACTGTGCAAAGTTTGGATGGAGTTGGGAAGTTGTGCCCGAAGAACCCTGGCATATTCGTTATACAGAAGGTGATAATGTTCCTGAGGCCGTAAAAGCATGGATGGCAGCAAATCCAAGTGAAGTATGTGTTGCCGGAGCGACAGCAGCGCCAGCAGCACAGCCCGCCCCAAAGCCAGCAGTCACTTCTGCAGTTCCACAATCAAGCGGTGAAGAACAAGTAAAGCGTGGCAAGGCTAATGCTGCATCTAATCCAATTCTTCAACTGGGTTCAAAGGGTTCCGCAGTTCGAACACTGCAGCAACTTTTGAACAAAGCCGGAGTTAAATGCGCAACAGATGGAGATTTTGGTGCAAATACCGAAATAGCGGTAAAGAATTTTCAGTCCAAGGTAGGAATTGAGTCAACAGGTGTTGTCAATCACAAAACCTGGGCGAAAATAAATCCCTAGAGAATACTTTATCTATACTCACAAACCTGTGAGACTTCAAGCGTGTTGATAACCAACACATCAAGCAGAGCAACAAAGGAGTCATAACAATGGCTGCAAATACATCGACAATCTCATTTGACGTACATGACTGCAAAGTTTATCCAGTTACGGCAGATGCAACTGGTGGCATTACATATGGCGCAGCCGTTGATGTCCCAGGTATCCAAGAAGTCTCGGTAGAACCAAACTTCATTAGCGTTGAATTAAAAGGCGACGGAAAGGTGCTTGCCAAGAAAGGTAAAGTAGACCGTCTTAACTTTTCTGCAACATACAGTGAACTGAGCCTTTCAGT